TTTTTTCAACACCAGACCAGGTGAAAGAAGATTTAACCCTCAGTTTGGTACAAAATTGTATCAATATCTATTTGAACAAAATATTGAAGGGTTTGATGAGATTTTAAAGAATGTTATTAAAGAAGACATGAATTATTGGTTTCCAAATGTAATTGTAAATACTGTATTTTTAGACATTACAACCGCTCAAAAAAACAAGAACACTGATAATTATATAATAAGCATAAAAATACAATTTACGGTAAACAATCAAACTGATGTACTTGGATTAATTGTAACAAGCAATCTATAATAATATGGCCGAAACACAACCAAAATCCTTTCAACCTCTTAATAAAGATATTAGATATCTTAATAGAGATTTTGCATCATTTAAAGCTGGTTTGATTGAGTTTTCCAAGAACTATTTTCCTAAAACATATAAGGATTTTAGTGAAAGTTCACCTGGTACAATGTTTATTGAACAAGCTGCATATGTAGGTGATGTATTATCATACTACATTGATTATCAGTTCAAAGAATCATTGATGCCATATTCTGAAGAACGTAAAAATGTAATTGCTTTGGCTAAATATCTTGGATATAAAACCACTCCAACCAAATCATCCATAACTGAAATTGAATTGTTTCAATTAATACCATCAAAGGTTGATTCCGATGGAAATTATGTACCGGATGAAAAATATTGTTTGTCAATTAGAGAAAATATGGAGTTATTAAATAACTCTGATCAAAATTTCATTATAAGTGAACCAGTTGATTTTTCAGTTGATACTAGATTTTCTCCTAGAGAAGTTAGTGTATATTCTAGAGATGCATTAGGAGTTCCGCAGTTTTTCTTGTTAAGAAAAACTACTAAGGCATTTGCTGGTAAGATTATCACTAAGACTTTCACTGTAGGTGCTGCTACTCCATACTATAAAATTGTATTGGATGAAAAAAATGTAGTTAATATAATTACAGTTGTAGATGAAGATAATAATAAATGGTATGAAGCTGATTATTTAGCACAAGATGTTGTTTTTACTGATATAGATAACTCACAAGTTACAGATGAAAATTTCTTTGTTTATAAATCAGAAGTATCAAAAATTATCAAATCATTAAAGACATCAAGAAAGTATGTAACAAGTATTACATCAGATAATACAACTTATTTGGAATTTGGTCCTGGATTAGATAATTATGCAGATGAAATAGTTTATCCAAATGCGTCTATTATTGGTATTGGATTATCAAATATTAGAAATACAGATATTTCCTTAGACGGAAGTAATTTCTTAAAAACAAATACATTTGGTGCAGCTCCTGCAAATACAGTGTTGACTATCAATTACATAATTGGTGGCGGATCACTTTCAAATTGTAATGCAAATGAAATTACTAGAATTAGTTCATATCAACTATTGAATGATGCAACTTCTTTAAATCCAGATGAACAAACATTATTTAATACCGTACAACAAACTTTAAGAGTAAATAATTATACTTCTGCTGTTGGTGGTGCAGATGAAGAATCTGTAGATCAAATAAAACAAAATGCTATTTTGAATTTTACATCACAAAATAGATCTGTAACTAAGGATGATTATTTAATTAGAACATATGCAATGCCGCCAAAATATGGTTCAGTTGCTAAAGCATATATAACATCTGATACAGATTTGGTTTTAAACTTAAAGAATGATGTTTCAGGATTTGTTGATTATGATAACAATACTGCATCAACAAATAATTCAGTAGATAATTATTTTAGAAAAATTAATTATGATGTAACTAATCCATTTTCAGTTAATTTGTATGTCCTTGGATATAATGAAAATAAAAATCTAACACAAATTAATGAAGCTTTATTTTATAACGTAAAAGAATATTTAAAAAAATATAGACTTCTAACTGACGGTGTCAATATTATTGACGGATATATTATTAATATTGGTGTGAATTTTAAAATTTTAACATATAACAATTATAACAAAAAAGAAGTGTTAAATAATTGTATTTTAAAAGTAAAAGACTTTTTTAATATTGACAAGTGGAGTTTTTCACAACCAATCAATTTGAGTCAATTGGAACTGGAAATTGCAAGAGTAGAAGGAGTACAATCTTTAACAAATGTTGAAATTGTAAATTTAACTTCAAAGGATGGTAATTACTCACCACATGAATATGACATTTTATCCGCAACAAAAAATAAAATAATATATCCTTCATTAGATCCATGTGTTTTTGAAGTTAAATACACTGACATAGATATCAAAGGAAACGTAGTATAATATGCACACATTTTTATATCCACAAAAAGATACATACATAACCAATGAAGTTGGATACGTCAACAAAAACTTTGGTATTGATGAAATTTTGGAATTGAAGGCACATCCAAATGTGACCAGAACAACAATATATTATCAATCATCTTCAATTAGTCAATCAGTTTATACCAATTTAGAATTAAACAATTTCACAGGAAATATTAGTGGATCTAGTACATCAATTGATTCTAGTGGATATGCCAATCTAAAATTTATTAGTAATTCATCTATATCTTTTACAGGATCTTTAATTGATCAAGCAACAATAACTGGTAGTATAAATGGTGTAATACTAAATAATACTTATAGCGCTTCAATTTTAAATGGTATTACTTATGGTTCATCCGGACAACAATCTGTTACACTTTCAAATGTAAGCGGAAGTTTAAATGGTTTTTCTGGTAGTTTTGTTGGGAGTTTAAATGTAACAGGTTCATTAATTGGTAATTTTACAGGATCAATTAATAATGCTTCTGGTAGTTTAAATAATTTTTATGGATGTATAAGTGGGTTTGTATATGGAACACAAAGTTTGTATATTCCATATTTTACATACATAGATGTACCTGATTTTAGCAGAATTTTGATTAAGTTTGATACAACTGAGATTTCTAAGTCTATATCCAATGGTTCAATAACCAGTGACGTTACATTTAAATTAAAGTTGAAGACAACACAAGCTAGTGAATTGCCTGTTGATTATACAGTCTATGGATATCCAATTAGTCAAAGTTGGAACATGGGTATAGGCAGATTTTCTACGGGAGGTGATTTGGTTGGCGCAAGTTGGAATAATAAGACTGAAAGTGGTTCTTTATGGTACGTTAGCGGATCAAATATTACAACAGGTACATCTGCATCTATAAATCAAGGTGGTACATGGTATAATACAGTTCCTTTGACATATCAATATAAATCATCTTCATTTTGTACATCTTCATTTACTGGAAGTTCACTCATATGTTCACAATCATATGATTATACTACATCTGACATCAATATGGATATTACAAGTATTGTTAAAGGGTGGATCTGTGGATGTGTTCCAAATGAAGGTATTATATTAATTAGTTCATTGGAATCAAGTACAACTAATGGAATTGATAGTACAGTTAAATTCTTTAGTAAAGAAACAAATACAATTTATCAACCATATATTGATATTTCTTGGAATGATAGTATATATACAACAGGCAGTATGATTCCTTTAACTGGAATTGTACCATATACAGTTGTAATGCAAAATTTATCAAAGGAATATAAATTTGGAAGCATTCCAAGAATCAATGTATTTGCTAGAGAAAAATTTCCATTGAAGAATTTTACAAAAGGATATCAACAAAACAGTTATTTGAGTTCAAGTTTGTTACCATCCGCATCTTATTATTGTGTCAAAGATAATGAAAGTGAAAATATTGTAATTGATTTTGATGATAATACAAAATTAAGTTCTGATGGTAATATTCATTACTTTAAAATAGATACAACTGGATTACCTGTTGAAAGATTTTATAGAATTTTAATTAAAACAACATTTAACAATCAAACTGATATATTTGATAATGGTAATATATTTAAAATAACAAGATAATTATGTCATACCAAAAAGAAATTGAGGATTATGTTAATAATGGTACATATGATTATAAAGTTGATTTATATGGAAACTTTACAATTGATACCAACAATCCTAGTTTTAATTCTAAGTATATTTCATTTACGTTGAATGATTTTGTTTATGATTCTAAGAAAATTGAACAATTGAATCAAGTTACATTTCAAGAGTTTATACCTACAGTACAATCCAATACGGTTATTGATATTAATATGAATGATATATTCAATCAGACTGCAGACACAGATCCTACAACTAATAAACTAGCAATTACAACTGAAAATGCAGATGAAATTCAATATATTATACAAAAGTTACAATCTGAGAGAGATGATGCAAATAAGAAATTAAATGATATAATTTCAAGACTTGAACCACAATGAATTTTCCATATCCAATAGTAACAAATTTTACATCAAGTGTTAACACCGCTTATTATTTTAATGCGGAGGATGTTAATGTATATAAAGTAAAAACAAACATTAGTGAAAGTTTCTTTGGTAAATCTGAAAAAGATGTAGTAGAATTTTCTTATTATAATTTAAGTGGTGTACAAAATGGATTGACATATAAACAACCAAAAATTATTTATATATCAGATGTAGGAAATTACACAGATGTTGATTATAAAAAAGTAAATTATTCTTATAGAAAAACAAAAACTGATTATATTAGTCACAAGAATGACTTTTTGATTGATATTCAATCTGATTTTTCTTCATCAAATATATTTGACGGTCAACACATTGCATCTTATAATTTTCTAAGAAACGTTGCTGGTAATCAATCATTTCCACTAATCATTTCTGAAATATCACCATCAAGAACTGAATTGAAGTTGGTGCCTGATTTTAGTAAAGTACCAAAAACAGATGAAGAATTGTATCAAAATCTATATTATGAATCATTTATTAGAAAATTGGTATTGGTAAATGATATTACTGATACATTAAATTCACAACTGTTCAATTATAATTGTGAATTTACATATAAGTCTACATTACAAACTTCATCTGAATTAATAAATACATTCAAAAAATCATTTGGTTTTAAGAGTGATCAAGATGCAATAACTTTTATAAATAATGTTTATAATGGTATTGATTCTTCTACTATTGAATTATTTAATAAAATTACATTCAAAAACTTATTTGGCGTTAAGAATTTTATAAAGTATTGGTTATATACATATTCAAAGAATATAATAACATTTGATGATTTATATGTTCAACTCAAGTATATTGTACAAAAGGAATATTTAAACCAGTTAAAAATTATTAATTTCTTTGATGTTGATCTTACAGATGCAATAAATCTGATTACTTCAATTGTTTGGGATCAATTTGTACAAGTTGAAATTAAAAAATTAGAATATAATTTCATTACAAAGTTTTATTCTTATTATAAGAACGGAATAAATTTTGGTAACGGTGTAATTATTAAATTTTTAGATCATTCATATGATTCAAGTAGTGAATCAACTGATACACATTCAACTTTGTTGATAAAATTGGATGCGCCATTATCATTTAATTACAGTGTAAAATCAACTTGTTGGATATCAAATATTAGCATTACTCCATTTGTACAAAATGTAATTCTAATAAAAGAAACAGTATCTAAAAACTATAAGATTTCTGGACCTAACTTTTCAATCAAGATTGTAAATTCAAATCAAAATACGATTGATAATGTTTCATCACTAGATCCAGACTTAGATGCGGATACTCAAAGTGAAATTAATATCAACAAAAAATTAGCAACATTAGATATTGATTATTCAGAATTTTCAAACTTTGTACTATTTTCATCTGCAGCTCTAAGAATAAAAATTTTTAAGAATAAGTTAAATAGACTTGATGCATTAGATAGTACATTAGAAACAATTACATCCGCAATAAATTCTAGTACAGCTATTTTAAGTGCATCATATGCAACTGAATTCAACACATATACTGTAGAACGTTTATCAATTAAAAACGGATTTGATGGATTTGAATGTTACTTGTATACAAGTCAAAGTTTGGTTTCTGGCAGTACATCAGACACCAATTCCAATTATTATACTTATGTTTATGACGCTGAAGAATTTGATATAAACAATAGAGATAGTTTGGTAAATAATACACCAGAATATATCAAAATGGATGAAAATAACAATGATTATTTGGTATTTTTGTCAATGGTTGGACATCATTTTGATAATATTTATCAATATATTAAGTCATTTCCAATTTTAAATTCAAAGGATACAAGTTCAGGAGACAGTTACTTACCTGATATCATTTATTATCTATTAAATTCATTTGGTTGGAATACTTCAACTGATTTTGCCAATAAGAGTTTGGTAACAAATTATCTTAACAGTACAAATTCAGGTTCACAATCAATATCTGCTAAAGATAAAAATGAAATGATATGGAAACGTATTCTTGATACACTTCCATACATTTATAAAACAAAAGGCACAACTGAATGTATAAACTTGTTAATGTCTTGTTATGGCATTCCATTAAACATTTTAAGCATCAGAGAATTTGGTGGTAGTAAAATTGAAAATTCTAAAGTATCAAGTTATTTGTATGATGAAAAATATTTCTTCACCAAATACAATTCAAAAAATGAATATGTAGAAATTCCTTATACTGGATCAGCCAAGTCTTTAGAATTTACTTTTAAATTAAATGAAGATTATAATCTAAATGATACAGTTGACTTGGCATCAAAAGATACTGATTGGAAAATATATTTAAAGAAAACAAAACAAAACGAATATGGAAACATATATTTTTCAATATTAGATAAATCAATTGAAATTGAAAATGTACCAATCTTTAATAAAGATAGATTTTATAATGTATTATTAAGACGTAATGACACTTCATCTTTTTATGATACAACAACAGATGAAAATTATATTCCAACAAAATATGATTTGGTTATAAAATCAAATCAAGATGACAGAGAAAGTTTTTCAAAATCAGGAAGTATTTTCTTAACCAGAACTTATAACCAATCATTTTATAATGACGGAAATCTATATTTTGGAAATTATCCAAGTTCAACAAATAAATTCACAGGATTAATTGATAAAATCTTATTAGTTAAAAATGCATTAACTGATTATGATTTTACACAATACAGTAAAAATTATGGATTTTATGGTAATAACCAAGGTGAAAATACTTGGGATAATTTAATTTTTAGATATAATTTTGATTATCCAATTGATTTACGTACTACAACTTCAATATATCCATATTTCCCTGAAGGTAAAAGTGAATATACCGGACACGCATATAATTTTACTTACACTAATTTAACACAATCAAATGCATGTACATATTATTCACAATCAGTATTTCCATATCAATTTGAAGAGGTTGATATTGTACAAGCATCTATAATTTCTAAATACGGTCCAAATAAGTACAATAATAAAAAGGTTAGAAAAGTAGAACAAACATTATTGAATCAACCTTCTCCAATTCAAAGTGTAGCAAGAAATTTGAGTCAATTGACTCCTGACTCTAATTTGTTAGGTGTGTTTGTTTCTCCATTCAAAGTAAAAGATGATGATATAATTGACTTTTTGGGTGATTATAACATAGTTGATGATATTGCTGATCCTGGTTATTTGTATGAATCCAAGTATAAGAGTCTAGAGACTTTATCAGACACTTATTACACATACAGAGGTGAAACAGTCTTATATCAAGAATTCATGACTGTATTTAGAAGTTATTTTGACACTTCTGTATTTGACGTAATTAAGAACGTTATACCAGCAAGAGTTAAATTGTTAACTGGTATATTGATTGAACCATCTATTCTTGAAAGACCAAAGTTTCAATATAAACCAATTGTGAGAGAAGTAGTTCCACCTATAGATGTAACCATAGAGAAAAATCCATCTCCAATAAAAATTGAACTACAAACTTCTGACAAATATGAGTCTACTATAACATGTGCAGAAAAAGTTGGATTCTCACGACCATCCAATTTGAATAGGGGATATATTACGGATACTTTGGATGATTATTATCTATTTTCTTATAACCAAGGCGGAAATAAATATTTTGATTCAAGAAACTTATCAGTATCTTATTTATATAAAGTAACTGATTATCAAGATGTATATACTGATAATGGTAATACGGGCCCTGTTTCTTATCCAATAAACAAAATTATTTCAGTTCCTGATGGAACTTCTTATAATATTGATAATTTGTATGGTGATCCGTATATAACCAATTTATCATCTTCTATTGATATATACAATTTATTGCCTGTTCAACATCTATCATATAAGAATAAACCATTATCTAAATTTTCTGTATATTTAACCTCTTCATTACAGAGAGTTAATCTATTTTATCCTCCAAACGGCGAATTTAGAACCAGTAATTATAATACTCAGATAACATTTTCAATAACAAACACCAATCTTGGATTATCCAATTTTGATGAAGGTAGTATCTATGTAAAATCAAGAAATACTAATACTACTACTATATTAAGTACATATGAAATTACCGGATCTGGTATAGTAAATGATTATAATCCGGTGTTAACTCAAAGTCTTAGTTTGAGTCAAAGCGTTTTTATTATATAAAATAATAAGAAATCTTAATTTTAAACTATTTATAGAATATGGCATATTTAGACAATAAAACAATCATTGTAGATGCTACTCTAACCAAAAAAGGAAGAGAATTGTTAGCTACAAATGGAAATTTGAACATTACCGCATTTGCATTAGCAGATGATGAAATTGATTATGGATTATACCAACCAAATCATCCTCAAGGCACCGCTTATAATGATTTTGCATTGAGAAACACACCAATTTTTGAAGCTTTCTTTGATGAAACACAATTGATGAAATATAAATTGGTTACATTAAATCAAGGCGTAACCGTAATTCCAATCATTTCTCTAAATATTGATAAGATTTCTGTACCAGCCACTTACACAGGTGACTTATCTATCTCACCATCAACAAATCCAACATATAATCAAACACTTGGTTATACTGCAATATTAGCAAATAAGAATGTTGGTACATTGGTTGCAACTGAAACCGTAACATCCAATACTTTATCAAGTACAGTAGCTACTTTTTCAGGAGTTTCTGCGGAAACATCACAAGTTGTAGTTGGATTGAAATTTAAGTTTATACCAAATACTGGTGTAGGTACAACAACAACCACAAATTTGACTATAATTGGAAATGAAAGCGGTGGAAGTGTTACAATACCTGTAACCGTAGTGGTATAACCTTTTTGAAATATGATATTTAAAAAATTTGATTCAACAGATATAGTTGTAGGAAGAGTAAATCAAGTATCCTCTCCAATGTGGACAGCAGGTGATATTGCGGCTCTACAATCTGCATTTTATACTTCACCATCACAAACTGTAGCATCAGGCTCAGGTTTATTTAATGTTTATAATGGATTGTATTATAACAATGTGTATTATTCAGGCGAACCATTTTTTTCAGTTGCTTACGGAAATTATTATGGATCTGGTAGTTCTCAAACTGATATTGATACTTCAAAGATTTATCCAACAAAAGCAATTTACAGTGAATATGCAAATGTTTTATTGCCATCCACACAAAAAATATTTACATTTGTAACCGCATCTAGTGTAGCTGCAAACTCAACTACAACAATTACGGGTTCAAGTATTTACACAATATCTTTTACAGTAAACAAGTATAAAGATAAATTGGATGAAGGCCAAATTGAATTTAGTATCAGCGGAGCAAACGGACAATTTACATTTATTGATGATTCATCCGTAACAGGTAAAATTGCAGATTCTTACAATATCATTTCTGGTAGTATTGTTAATGGAATTCCTACACCATTCACAAACGGTGCAACAGTAACTGCTGTATACTATGGTATTGGCACATTATATCCAAAAGCAGGTACAATTGTACTAAATGCATCAAAAATTAGTGCATTAACAGGAATTACTGATTTTACAGGTACAAATCCAGCATCATATGGGTTATATCAACAGAATTTAATTGCAGGAATAAAAGCATGCACAACAAAATATTTCAAGGCAAGAAAATCAGAATTTTTACCTTCTAAACATTACTTTGTGAGAGTTAAAAATCAAGAATATAATTACTCAAACAATCCGTCATTTGTTTCAGATGGCACAGATGGAAAACAAGCAGGTACTATAAGATTCAATCAATTCTTTACAAATCCTCAAAGTTATATAACCACTGTTGGTTTGTATAATGATTCAAATGAATTGGTTGCAGTTGCAAAAGTAAGTCAACCTGTGATGAAGAGTTTTGATAATGAATCTCTCATCAAGGTAAGATTGGATTTCTAAAAAATGATAAAGTCACTTAAAAAAAATGACATTAGAACCACACCTTTCACTGCTGCTAAAAAATGGAATCCTCAGAATAAACTTCACAAGGATTTAATATTGTGGCAAAGTGGATCTGTTAGTGGATCATTATCATTGACTTTTAAAGAATACAATGATGGAACAGTAGCACCCTATACATATATTTCATCTGCAATTGCTCTTCAACAACAACAAGATGATTTTTTAAGATTTAGAGAGGGTGTAAATTTATCAGGATCAATATCTCCAACTGGAAGTTTTTATTATGATCCGGTTTTGTCTGAAAAGAACCTTGACGGTACATATAAAACGGTTTTATATGCTACCACAAAACATTTATTTTATAAAGAAAGTCAAGATCCTTCAAAAATATTTGGCTTGGAATCATTAGATTCATCAAATGTAAACAGAAGTCTTCCAAATAAAATTTCTACGTTTAATATCCCTCAAAATAAATTTGGTGAAAAAGTAATACCAAAATCAGTAGTAATTACACATGAAATTCAAGGACAAACTTATAATGTTGTAGATGACGGTAATTCTAATTTGGTAATAAGTGATAAAACATTTATAAACAATCAAGACGCAAATATTGATAAAGTTGCAGCAAGTATTATTTTAAACGGATTACCTACAAACCCTCACAGTGAACAATATGATGGTGATCCTTATATAATAACTGCTACTACTAAACCAAGTGGTTTATCTTATATTGTAACTTATAACGGATCTACAACACCACCAACTAATGCCGGAACTTATACCGTAGTAGGTACGATTGATGATAATTTTTATGCTGCTTCTACAACTAGTACTTTTATAATTGAAAAATTTCCTCTCACAATTAATATTAGTAATTTAAGTCAAACTTATGATGGAAATCCAAAACCTGTAACTGTTAGTCCAGCAGTAAATGTAAATTATACTGTAACTTATAATGGATCTACAACGCCTCCAACTGATGCTGGTACTTATACAGTGGTTGTAACAATTAATGATATTAATTATCAAGGAACAAAAACCGCAGAATTGAATATAGTCGGAAATTCTTCTGCAATATCAGCTCCTAATTTTTCAAAAACATATGGTGATGCGGATTTCACAATTCCAGTAACTACTGTTAGTAACGGTGCAATTTCATATACAATAACATCCGGTCTAGGAACAGTTGGAATAGTTAGTAATGGTAAAATTCGTATTACTGGCGTTGGTACTCTTAATGTAACAATAACACAAGCTGCATCAGGAAATTACGCATCTGCTAGTACAACCTGTTCAATTACTATAAGTGCTAAACCATTAACTGTTGCAGGAATAACCGCAGCTGATAAAGCATATGATGGAAATGCAACTGCTACATTAAATCCATCTAATAAAAAATTACAAGGTGTAATAATAAATCCAATAAATCCAATAAATGGACAACTGGATGTTGTAATATTAGGCGGTACTGCCGTAGGATCATTTTCAGACAGTTTACCAGGTGAAGGAAAAATAGTTACTATCTCAGGTTTATCAATTTCAGGAGCAGACGTATCTTTAGGTAAATATACTTTGGTTCAACCAACTACAACTGCAGCTATTAAATCGACTGGTGCAAATGGCACTATTACTATGCCTAGTGCAACTGTAACACATAATGATGGTCCACAATCATTAGGCGTAAGCATCAGTGATTCTAATATACCAATAAAAATTACTTATACACGACTAAATACTCAAATATTAAGAGTTGACAGATTATACAGAAACCAACTAACAAGCGCATCAGGATATTCTTATCCAAAAGATATTGGAAAATATAATGTTACTGCTGAATTAGACACCACAATAGATACACCAATAAAATATACAGTTTCAACTGTAATTGCTACTTTAGACATTATCTCTCAGATTAGTAATGTTGTGTTTGGTCCAAATATATTTTATTATGACGGTCAACAAAAACAACTTCAAATACTGTCTAAAACTCCAAGTAATTTAATACTATATTTAACATATCTAGGATTTGTAAATTCATTTCCAGTCCTTGCTGCTACACACAAGGTAAAAGTAGTTTCAGATTCAAACTTTGCCTTTGACAAGACAGTTGATTTATTAATAAAAGAAATTCCAACAAATAATTGTGGAACTAATATTACAAATGAAACTACTTATCAACAATATCAAAAAAATATTATTGATTTAACATCCGCAGTTGGTAAAGTAAATTTACTTTATAGTGTAGGTAAAGGCGCATCACAATTTACAATTGAATATCCATTAAACTCAGGTAAAGAAGTATATAACTCAGGATTAAGATCTGGAGATTATAACGTAGGAACAAGTGTTACAGATTATGTAAGCGGACAATCTGTTACTGTAACAGGTATACAAAACAACCCTCAAATATCTTTTGATAAGGATAAAAAAGGATCATTAAATGGTATAGACAATGATAAATGTTTGATCACTGTATATTCTCCTACAAATAATAATACATGGAATTATTCTATAAGTTGTGTTAATGTTGCTCCTCCTGTGATACAACCTTTGCCAGGAATTAATGATTTATATATACCTTTTATTGACGTTTTTACAAGTTATAACAGTTACTCTAACTCACTATTCGGATCTAATTTAGTAAACTTAATAACATCACTAAAAGCAAAAGTTTTAGACGGACTGTTATCACCATATGAATTTGATGGAATTATTAACATAATCAATAATAACAGTAGAAATAATTTTGTTTTAAATAAAGATACAACGTTAGTAGATACCACTACAAATATAAAAGTAATTATAAAATATACGTCAAATAATAAACAAACTGCAATTAATTTAAAATATAAAAGATTAGGAGATTCTCTAGATAGTATGATTAATAGAGGGCCTCTTTTAGTTGATTGTCATTGGTTTAGATATACCGGAACAAATGGATCATTTGATGTAGAGGATGCAAAAACACAATTAATAGGACAAATTAATAGTGATGAGTTTAAAGATACATTTTTATCACGTAATGCATCTGTTACAAATGGAGAAATACAAAGATCACTTTTGAAATCTTTTGTTAATTTAGCTATAAAAAATACATCAATTGATAATGCAAGATTTGAATTTCAAATGGATAAAATGGTTATATATGATGAACAGAATAATCCAACAATAATTAAATCTGATACATTATATACTCCTGGTATGGGTCTTAAAGATGCGGAAGGCATATTAAATGATGGTTTGATTTATATAAATCCTACTGAACAAATTGTAGAAATTATTTATCCCGCAATATGTCAACCTATCAAATTTGGCAGTGATGAAAGATCATTTAATGATAATTAAATTTTATGAGTGTAACAATAAAAAATGAAAATTACGGATATTCAGTAGCAACATACGGTGATTATGTTGCAATTGGATCACCACCTTCATTTAGAAAAAATCAAGGATTTTCAATTGGAATGGTGAATGTTAAAAAATATGATTCATCTGTGGATCAATATGTTCCATATTTGGAATTGCAAAAAACTTTAAATTTACCACAATTAGATGTTGGATTATCTGACGAGAATTTTGCGGAGTTGCAAGCTGAAAATGGTGTAAGTATTAGTGGTAATATAAGTGAAACTGATATTGTAAAATTAGAAAATGAATATGGAAATTCACTTTCAATCTATGGAAGTGAATTAGCTGTAGGTACTAGATTTTTTAGCTGTTCCTTTGTAAATTCCGCTAGTGTATTACCGCAAAATCTCAGTACAGGATCATGTGTTGATATCTATGAACTGTCATCAGGTTCAATATATCCATATACAAGTATAAGCAGTTCATTTAGTGATGAAAATGGCAGTTTTGCTCAATCAATTTCACTGGGTCAAAATGTATTGGCAATAGGATGTACTAAGAAATTTAATAATAAAGGAGCAGTTTATATTTACCAAAAAGTAAATAATAACTGGACTTATGCACAAACTTTAACTGGAAGTAAAAGTAATGTGGGTGATTATTTTGGATATTCTTTAAAGATTGATCCAAGCGGAAGCAAAGATTTGATTGTTGGTGATTACAAAGGAAGTGGAACTGGTTCAGTTTATTTCTTTGTATCTTCTTCTACAGGATGGAATGAAGTAAATTATGTAAATGCAAATCAAGATTTTAATTATAATCTTCCTTATGTAAATTATCCTCCAAGTGCATCATATTCACAATCATTTGATGGATTTGGTTATTCTGTATCAATTTATGGTGACAATGCAGTTGTTGGTTGTCCATATGAATCACAATATTATGAATATTCTTCATCACAACAATTAAGATACAGAGGCGCAGTATATTTTTACTATAAATGTAACTTAAATAACAAATGGGTACTTGATACAAAATCATATGGTGATGATAATACATTTAAAGATAATAAGTTAGGATATAACGTTGATATATTTGACAAATATACAACTGTATCTGTACCAAAGTATGTTTTTCCATTTTCTTCTAGTTTTATAACAGCATCATTAAACAAAGTATTGACCAGAGAAGATTATGAAAGACCTTTTAATTTATTAGGACAGGTTTTATTATATGAAAACACTGGAAGCAATTGGAACGTAAGTAAAAATATATTCAGATACAAAACATACGGAATACCATATACCATATTTGGATATGATACTGCAATTTCAGATAAATCAATTGTAGTAGGATCACCATGTTTATTTGCAGATACTAACAGAACAGTAAGTACTAGTGTATCAAATTACAATAATATTCATGGATATTCTTATATATACAATCTAAACACAGATCTAAAAGATTATCACATTGGTAATATATTCTATAGAAATGGATTGTTAGTAATGAAGACAAGTGGATCTATGTTTGATAATATGATGGTGAAACAAAATCCACTTACAGGTTCATATTATGATGTTGAATATCAATCCAATTTTACAATTTATGAAAACCAAATTATTTGTAGAATTGAAACCGGTGAATTTAATGTAAGTACAAATCCAACTGCAGTATATAGAAATAACTTTGACTATGATATTGATGGTGATAAACACTTTACTTTCAATGATTTGGACTTAATTTTACGTTATATTTCATTAAAGAATTCAAATAATCAAAGATGGTGGGAAATAGTTGTAGAAGGTTCTTATGAAGAAAGTTTATTTGGTTATTATACAGGATCATTGGGTCAAGATAATAATTACTATGTAAGTAAATCAGTAATAAACATGCCTGAATATACCAACTTAATATCTATAGATGCAAAATTGGATGTAAACAATGATAAAATGGTTAATATTAATGACATGTTTATTCTATGGAAACATTTCATATCAGAATTGAATGAAAATTCTCTAAAACCATTTATTACAAATAAATGTATGAGATCCAAGTATCAAGATGTAATCAATTATTTGGATGATGCAACCGCAAAATACAATAGATCATACATAAAACCAGAGTTTTTTGATTATGAGTATAGTTCTTCAGTAGATGTAACTGGTTCTTATTTGGCTCCTTATATTACAACTGTTGGACTGTATAGTGGTATAAATTTGGTTGCTATAGGTAAATTAGGAACACCAATTAAAAATAGTAAAGATTTCCCTATAAATATTTTAGTAAAATGGGATGTCTGATCATATTTATAATTAATAATATAACTATATGGCAACAATTGATAGACCTTCATTAGAAAAAAACTTGGAAACAAGATATGAAACACAACCTGTTGGTGGTGCTTATAATGCTAAAGACATTGTAAGACAAGGTGGTAATGTTGTATCATTAGGAGGCAGTACTTTTGAAACAAATTATACAGTTACAAAGGGATTTAAAACAAAAATGGCTACAGGAGTAACTGAATTGAAAGACGCTGTAGGTGCAAGATCTAAACAACTTTCACTTTACATGCAAGGTTTTAATAACAAACCATACAAACGATAATACATATACTATATATTAGTATATGGTTATATTAGGTTTAGATTCATCTACATCAGTTACAGGTTGGGCATTTAGTAAAGACGGAAAAGTCTTAGATGCTGGTTATATTGATACCAAAAAGTTTGAAACAACAAAAGAAAAAACTTATTTTGTTATATCCGAATTGGAAACTAATCCGTTAATTAAAGAGGTTACAACCATTAATTTAGAAGCTGCTCTAAGTGGGTTTGCGGGGGGTTTTACCAGTCAACAAGTCATTATTACATTGGCTAGGCATAATGCCGTCTTTTCATATATTATTGAAGAACACTTTAAAGTCAAGGTAAATCTGTTATCAGTTAACACCATGCGTAAACAGTTATTTGGTAAATGTAGAATTAAAGGCGTTAAATCAAAACAATTTGTAAAATCAGAACTAGAATCACTTTGTCCAGATGTAATTAAATTTACTGTTCTTAACAAAAAGGGTAATTGGGATGAACGAAATGGTGATATGTATGATGGAATCGTTTGCTCATTGTATAAAGATGAACCGCAACAAAATAATAGAGTTAGCAAAAAAGATAAAAGCATTAGCCGAAAAAGGTAAGGGCGGGGAAAGAATTGCGGCTAAAGAAAAACTGGAGAGAATTTGTTTAAAATATAACATTTCATTCAGTGAATTAACACCAACTATAGAAGTTAAGGATTTCTATTTTATTATTAATGATCCCAATGAGAGGGATTTATTGATAAACATTTCATGTATGATTTTGGATGTACCAGGATTGAAATGGAAAGAAAAAAATGATTGTGTTAAGATGTCAATTACGCATGACAATTATAAAGACATATACAATGCATTTGAATATTATAAAAAAATGTATAATGATTATAAAAGATATATTATGCAAGGTATAATAATGAGAAATGCAATAGGTTACATTCCAAAAATACAAAATTATACACAAGAGAATGTTCAACAAGACATGACTCCTCCCCCAGAAGCTGAAGATGTTGACCAACAAGAAAATACTGAAGAAACCGACGGTAATAGTGAAAATTCAGAAACAAAAGATGAAAAAAGTGAAGATGTTTCTGAAGATCCTTTAGACCCTATAAAATTAATGAAAGTTGCAGTTTCATTGGATCAAAAACCGTGGAAAAAACCTTTAGATAAAAACTTGATAGAATAAGAATATTGGTATATGATCTGTTTAAATGTTGTTACAACAAGAACAAATTCTATCTACTTTAAATGAAGTGTTGAATCAGATCCCTAAGATCAGAAAGGGAACTGATGCTGTATATTATTGTCCAGTTTGTAAACATTATAAAAGAAAATTTGAAGTAAGCCTAACCACTGGAAAGTATAATTGTTGGGTATGTGGTTTTAGTGGTAACAGTTATAAAACACTTTTAAAAAAACTTAATGCGCCATCAAAATGTTATGTATCAATTGGTGAATTTAAGAAAGTTCAACAAACAAAAGATTTCTTAATTTCCTTTGATGAAGAAGTTGAAAAAGTTGAACTACATCATTTACCAAAAGAATATAAACCAATGTATCAACCTTCAACTAATCTTGAATATAGACATGCATTGGTATATCTAAAAAACAGAGGAATTACAAAGTCAGATATTCTTAGATATAACATTGGTTATTGTACAGAAGGACAATATAAAAATAGAATTATGGTACCATCATATGATTGTAACGGTAATTTAAATTTCTTTACCGCAAGAAGTTTTTATGAAACCAAATCATTAAAATATGTAAGTTGTGACTATTCAAAGAACATTATTGGATTTGAAATGTTAATTAATTTTGATGAACCAATTACTTTGGTTGAGGGTCCATTTGATGCTATTGCAGTAAGAACAAATTGCATACCGTTGTTTGGAAAAACAATGAGTAAAAAACTAAAGATGAAATTATTGGAATATGATGTACCAATGGTAAACGTATTGTTGGACAATGACGCATTAAAAGATTCTATAAAAATATGTGAGTTTTTAACAAAACATGACATTCCCGTAAAACTAATTCAATTGGATGGTAAAGATCCAAGCATAATTGGTTTTGAAAAAACTTGGCAAATGATAGATACTACTGATATAGTAGACTTTGAAAGACTGTTTAAATTAAAGATAACAATATAATATGGCAACATATCTAAAATCAGATATAAAAGAGTATAAGAATATTTTTCACATTGCAGATATTCACCTACGTCTTACAAAAAGACATGATGAATATCAACAAGTATTTGATAAACTATACAAAGCAGTTGAAAAAACACCAACAGAAACAGTTGTTGCTGTATTAGGTGATCTGTTTCACTCAAAGAGTGATCTTTCACCAGAATGTGTTAAAATGGCATCAGATTTTCTCCAAAATCTTGCCAACAGAAGACCAACCATATTGATTGCTGGTAATCATGATGCTACTTTAGCAAATAAAAATAGATTAGATAGTTTGAGTCCAATTGTTAACGCAATTAATCATCCTAATCTATTTTATTTAAAGGATTCTGGTCTTTACATCTTAGGTGATATTCTATTCAATCATTACAGTGTATTTGATGAACCGGAAACTTATATTAAATTCAAAGATATTCCAAAAGTTTATCTAAATGAAACTAGATACAATGTTGCTTTGTTTCATGGACCTGTAAATGATGCAATTACTGATGTTGGTTATAAAGTAACCAGTAGAACCATCACAAATAGAATATTTGAAGGTCACCAAATTGTATTATTGGGTGATATTCATAAACATCAAGTCCTAGAAAGAGGAGACACCACAATTGTTTATGCGGGTTCATTAATTCAACAAAATCACGGTGAAGAATTAAAGGGTCACGGATTTGTTTTCTGGGATCTAAAGACCAAAGCATTCAAACATTTTGAATTAGTTAATGATTATGGATTTTATACAGTTGAAGTAAACAAAGGTAAATTGGTCACAGACTTTTCTGATATTCCTAAAAAGGCAAGACTCAGAATGAAATGTATGGAAAGTGTTGCAACTGAAGTTAAGTCTGCACTTTCAAAGGTGAGAGAAGTGTGTGAAGTTACAGAAGTGTCTTATGTTAGAGTTGATGATGTTTCATCAAATAATATCATTAATAACACAGACTTTAATTTGAATGACGTATCTGACGTTGATTATCAAAATAAATTAATTACTGATTATATCACATCAAAACATAATAATATAACTAAAGATACCCTTGAACAAATTTATAAAATAAACAAGGATTTAAATGCTACTTTAGAAAAAGAACATATTGTAAAAAATATCAGATGGAAACCTAAGAAGCTTGAGTTTGATAATATGTTTAGTTATGGTGAAGACAATGTAATTGATTTCACTAAGATGCATGATGTAGTTGGTTTGTTTGCTAATAATGCGGCGGGTAAATCCAGTGTATTATCCGCTTTGTCATTTTGTATTTTTGATAAATGTGACCGTGCATTTAAAGCATCTCACATTCTTAACAGTCAAAAAATGAACTTCAAATGTAAGTTTAACTTTGAAGTAAACGGTACTGATTTCTTTATTGAAAGAAAAGGTCAAGCTGATAAAAAAGGTAATGTCAAGGTAGACGTTAAGTTCTGGAAAGAAGAAGGTGGTAAGGTAATAGAACTTAATGGTGAAGCACGTAGATCAACCAATGATATTATCAGAGATTATGTAGGTACTTATGATGACTTTATTTTAACTGTATTGAGTATTCAAAATAATAAAGTAGGTTCATTTGTGGATATGGGACAAACAGAACGTAAAGATCTATTAGCGCAGTTCATGGGGTTAACTATATTTGATAATTTATACAATGATGCATCAGATAAGACTAAAGATATCAATGTTTTGTTGAAAAATTTTAAGAATAATGATTATACACAAAAATTATTAGACTTAACAAATTCTATTGAGATTTCATCTAGTATAGTGGAGTCTGAAAATAAATTGTTGGATGTTCTAACACAACAACGTGAAGATGAAAACAATAGATTGTTAGAAGAAACCAAGAAATTAATTAATATCACAGGAAATTTTACTGATATTACATCTTTGGAATCAAAGAAGATCATGTTGGAAAATAATGTTTCTACACATTCTTCTAGTCTGTTAACTTTTAAAAATCAAGATGTTCAACTTCAAAATTCACTAAAAGAAAATAATGAAATCATTGCAAATTATGAAAAAGATGACATTACTACCAAGTATGAAAAGTTTACTGAACTATCAAGTTCACTAAAACAAACAGAACAGTTGATTGAGAAGAAAAAGATTGTTGTTAAATCTAAACTAGACAAATTAAAAAAACTAGAGGAACATAAATATGATCCAAATTGTATTTACTGTACAACTAACGTATTCGTAAAAGATGCAATTAAAACCAGAGAAGAGTTAGAAATTGATAAACATGAAGCTCAAACTCTGGTTAATGAATATACACAGTCTAAAAATAAAGTAAATGAACTAACTTTTATTTGTGATCATTATAAAAAATATAATGAGACTTATAGATTAAAGGCGGAAGTAGAATCTAAAATTTCAAAGTTAAGTAATGATATTCTAAAGACGGAAAATAAGATATCCACTGATCAAAATACTCTAATTAATACTGAATCACATATTAAAGAATATTATGATCAAAAAGATGCAATTGAGTTTAATCAAAACATTAAACAAACAATTGAAAACATAAAAATTAATATAAAATCCGTTGACGTTGATATTAAAAATAAAAACAATAGTATAATTAATCATACTACTAAATTAGCAAGTTCAATTGAACAAAAGAAAACAATAGAAAAAAATATTGAAGATACTAAATTATTAGAAACTCAATCTGAAGCATATCAATTGTATACATCAGCAATTTCCAGAGATGGTATTCCATATGACTTGATCAGTAAGGCGTTACCAACAATTGAAAAGGAAGTAAATAACATATTAAACCAAATAGTAGAATTTACGGTAACCTTACAGACAGATGGTAAAAATGTAACTACACATATTAATTATGAAGATAAACGCTGGCCATTAGAATTGGCGAGTGGTATGGAAAGATTTATTAGTTCATTAGCTATTAGAGTATCATTAATTAACATCAGTAACTTACCAAGACCAAACTTTATAGCTATAGATGAAGGATTTGGATGTGCAGATGCGGATAACTTATCATCAATGAGTACACTATTTGCCTTTTTGAAGACTAATTTTGACTTTGTTTGGATCATTAGTCATTTGGATGTTATGAGAGATATGGTGGATAATAGAATTGAAATTAAAAAAGAAAACGGATTTAGTAAAATAAGTTTTATATAAAATCTGATAAATATTAACATCTTGGATTTTTTAGCAATATTTATATTTAGTTTTTAAAACTCAAACTTTGAAAGGAAAATTATAACTATGCCAATTCAAGAAGGTGGAAGATTTAGCCCGCAGGATACAATTGTAAGTCCTGGGGTATTTACAAGGGAATTAGATTTATCAGGTATTACACAGGGAGTAGCTGATATAGGTGCAGCAATTGTTGCACCTTTCCCAAAGGGCCCGGGATTTACTCCAACATTAGTAACAAGCGTTTATGACTTGGAAACTAAGTTTGGTGTTGCAGATGGTGTATACTATGGTCCATATACTGCAAAAGAATATTTAAATGAAAAAGGATTTGTAACCGTAGTCAGAGTAGGTGCTTTGACTGGTTATAATCAAGATTATCCTTTAGCAATTTATGCTCAAAAAGGCACTTGGAACAGAAACGGTGATATTGGTTCACTTGCTAGTGGATCATCATTCTTAACACCATCTGGTTCATTAGTATCAGGATCTGCTAATTATTTAGCAGGTTTTATATTACCAACAGCTTATGTAACCGCATCAACTCCAAACTTCATTACAAGTTTTACAATCACGGGATCATCAATTCCTACTGCATCATTTGTATTTACATTCGCATCAACGTCAGCAACATCAACAACTGCATCAGTAAATGGATCTAGCGGAAGTTTATTATATTCAGGTCAAACAGTTACTACTACAATATCCGCATATGCAACATTTACTGGTTTGACTGGTTCATGGACTTTACCGAGTACTAGTACTTTAACTGCTTCAGTCCCTCATACTGCTAAAGCATTAATTGATTACGGTTTACAAAATACACAAGGTGTAACATTTACATTACCAACAACTGTAACATTACAAGGAACATCTGATCCATTTATAAATGCAACATTGATTAGTGGTAGTCTAGTATCATATAAGGATACATGTGATTCACCTGTATTCAGAGTACAAGGCATTATATCAGGCTCATTTGGTAAATATGATGGTACCTTCAGTGTAACAGGTAGTGCTCCATCTGTAAATGCTTGTAACGTATGGCAATCTGGAAGTGCTGCTTCTGAAACAGTACTACTAGCAGTTCTAGCAGATACTAGAAATGCTACAATTACAAATCTATCCTCACCAGGATTCTATGGATCTACACTTACATCTACAAGCGTATTAACTTCAACCAGTTCAAGTATTGAACAAGATTATTATTTGACACTAAGTGGAAGTAACTTAGGTTCATATGGTGTATTTGAATTTTCATTA